AAATTATTGTAGATGACATTATAGATGTACTGGAACAAAGTGCTTCTTCATATCGCAGTAAATCTGACAAGTTTGAAGAAGTATTGAGTAAGTTAAAGTAATATATTTTTGTATCACATTTTACAAAAGAAATTGACTATATAGATCAATAGGTCTATAATGACCTTACGTTCATTCGCTATTCTCAAATAGCGAACGGAAGTAAGCCGACTCGGAACGGATCGTTCATCTATGGAACAACTATTCTTAACCTGCTTACAAGCACAATTGATGATTGGTAGAGTTAACGCTAATCACATAATTGACGATAAGCAAAAGAATGATCTTGTTTATGAAATTAAACAGTTCACTAAGAAAGGTTGTTTTCTAGACGCAAAAGCCGACTGAAGGAACGCTCTTTAACCTAAAAAACTAAGGAGAAAACCTAATGTCTAAAGTCGTTTACAGAGGTGCTGAGTACGATACCCAGAAGCGTCTGGAGTATCAACAGCAAATGATGCAACAACCTCAACAACAAAATGAAGTCTATCGTGGCGTCAAGTTTGTAAAGGAGGGTCACAAGTGATACAGAAACTCAATTTCCTTCAACTCATCAAAGAGAAGAAGCAAAAAGAGAATCGTCGTCATGCAGCATCACTAGCACAATTAGTTGGTGCAGGAAAATGATTCAACTCATCGCAGGTGTATGTGTTGGATCAACTGCATTTATTCTCTTGATTTATGCAGAAGTCCTATTGCTGAATAAGTAATGGAAAACTACACATATCACTACGATGATATGGATAAGGATAGCAGACCACCTGCTTGCTACCAACTAACATATAGGGGGTGTAAGTATTGGTCTTGCTACCAAATACATTTGAGAGAATGGTTTGAAGATATGTTATCGGTAGAACCAATATTTAACAGGAGGGGTTAATCCCCTCTTTTTTTGTGAGTATATTTGCTGATTGACCAAATGATCTGAGTTTACTACAATATCAATATCTTCGGGATTATGCCCATGTAACAAAAACATTCTTTGTTATTAATTACTATTGCCTGGAGGCATTATGCATAACCTTATTTCTTTCAATCAACTTGCAGAATGGAAACATTTTGAAAAGACTTTGGATAAATGTAATGATGAGTTGGACTTGATAAATGATTATTATAATTGTTTGATTGAATGCGATGATGATCAGGTAACATGTAAGAGAATTTGTAGGAGAATATTGCAATAGTCCAATTGGGGGTTGACTACCCCCCTTTTTTTGTCTATAATTAAGTTGTTAGGGTTTATAAAAAAAAAATGGACAGAGAAAAACTCAAACTAATTGTGAGGAATCTTGAGTCTCTGGTAGAATGCCTTAAATCAGAAGTTTATTCTGATGTAGATTCATATAAAACATCTTACGAAGAAGTTGCCCCTTACATTACCGATTACGACGAAGTATTTTATGATGGAGATGATGATGGATACCCCGATTGATTTTGAGTATATGAAACCTGAAGTCAAACTGATTAGTGTTACACCTGATGCAGAAAAGCATATGGCTTACTGTGCTCGTGTGAGTAATCCTGCTAATCAAGAGAATGAAAAATTTTCTGGTCTTCTTAAGTATTGTATTCAGCATCAACACTGGAGCATCTTTGAGCAAGCAATGATGACTGTTGAGATCAATACTACTCGTGGTATTGCAGCACAAATTCTTCGCCATAGGTCCTTTACATATCAAGAATTCTCACAGCGTTATGCTGACAGCACTCTTCTTGGTGATATTATTCCTCTTCCAGAACTGCGTCGTCAGGATGATAAGAACCGTCAGAATAGTATTGATGACATTCCTGCATATCTTAACTTAGTTTTGAGTGAAGACATCCGTGTTCATTTTGAGCACTCTCTACGCATCTACAAGCGTCTCCTAGACGCTGGAGTAGCAAAGGAGTGTGCAAGGTTCGTGCTCCCCTTAGCGACCCCCACAAGACTGTATATGACAGGCTCTGTGCGTTCTTGGATCCACTATATTGATCTCCGTTCAGCACACGGTACGCAGAAAGAACATATGGATATTGCTGAACTGATTCGTTGCATTTTTACTTGTCAGTTCCCTGCAGTATCTGAAGCACTTGGTTGGACTCGTGATGGTTGTTCTGAATGTGTAGATGCTCCATCCATCACTATTGAATAAATATTCTTACAGTTTATTGAGATCTATGGCAGTATACCCCGTTATTAATAAAGAAACTGGTGAACAAAAAGAAGTTAAGATGAGTGTTCACGACTGGGATCAGTGGAAAGTAGACAATCCAGGTTGGGAAAGAGATTACTCTGACCCATCTACCTTTCCAAATTTTGGTGAAGTTGGAGAAGTTTATGACAAGCTCAGGGTTAAACATCCTGGATGGAATGAAGTTCTCCGTAAAGCATCAAAAGCCCCTGGTTCCAACGTAAGACCTGTTTAAAATGCCAGCAAGAAAAAACACTCCCAAGTCTCCTGTCCCATTCGGAATGAGCAACAAACAAATGAAAAGAAAGAAACCAATCAATTCCGACTTAATGCGGACTATTGAACCTCTGACAGACAACCAAGAGGAACTTTTCCGTTGCTACAAGAATGACCAGAACCTAGTTGCATATGGTTGTGCTGGTACTGGTAAAACATTTATTACTCTCTATAATGCACTCAGAGATGTCTTAAATGAAAAGACTCCTTACGAAAAAATTTATATCGTTAGGTCTCTTGTTGCTACTCGTGAAATTGGTTTCCTTCCTGGTGATCATGAAGACAAGTCCTCACTTTATCAGATTCCTTATAAGAATATGGTAAAGTATATGTTTGAATTACCAACAGAAGCAGACTTTGAAATGCTCTATGGTAATCTTAAAACTCAAGGAACGATCAGTTTTTGGAGCACATCTTTTATTCGGGGAACAACTTTAGACAACGCTATTATTATTGTGGACGAATTTCAAAACTTGAATTTCCATGAACTTGATAGTATAATTACCCGTGTAGGTGAAAACAGTAAGATCATGTTCTGTGGTGATGCTACTCAATCTGATCTTCAAAAGTCTAATGAGAAGAATGGGATTGTTGATTTCATGAAAGTTCTTCGTGTTATGCCTTCAATTGATATTATTGAATTTGGAGTAGAAGATATTGTTCGCTCTGGATTTGTGAAAGAATACATTCTTGCAAAAATGGAAATCGGTGTATGAGTTTTATTCATCATAATTACTTAGGTGATCTTGAATTAGAAAAGAAAGAAACGAATGGCATCCGTCTCTACAATCTTCCAAGTGGAGCATGGGTGCCATCTATTACTTCTGTAACTTCTTTTTATAACCGACAAATTTTTGTTGATTGGAGAAAGCGAGTTGGTCTTGAAGAAGCAAATCGCATTACAAGACAAGCAACAGCAAGAGGAACTGATTTCCACGAAGTGTGCCAAGACTATCTGGAAAACAAAGAATTAAACTGGGATAATTATCAACCCCTGACAAAGTTTATGTTTTATCATCTTAAAAATGAACTTGATAAGATAAATAACATACACGCTATTGAACGTACACTCTACTCAGAGTATCTTGGTTTGGCTGGTAGAGTTGATTGTATTGCTGAATATGAAGGCGAACTTGCCGTCATAGACTTTAAAACATCCACAAAGATTAAACCCGAAAAGTGGATTGAAAATTACTTTGTCCAGGAAATGTTTTATGCTGCTGCGTATTATGAATTGACTGGAATCCCCATCAAAAAACTCATCACACTTATGGTTACTCCTGGTGGTGAAGTAAAAGTATTTGACAAAAGAAACAAAGGGGATTATATTAAACTATTAGTACGTTACATTAAAGAATTTGTACATCACAATACTGGGTCAGATGGAGAATGAATTAGAGAAAGCACTAGAAAGCAAATTCTTCTGCCCATCAAGATTTGCACAAGAAATTGAATCTTTGGTTCATGTAAACGATGACATGAACTATATTGATGCAATCATTTTCTTTTGTGAAAAGAATAATATTGATGTTGAATCAGTTCCTAAGTTAATTTCAAAACCACTTAAGGAAAAGATCAAATATGAAGCGATGGAACTAAACTTTCTGAAGAGGAGCTCCAGAGCGAAACTACCACTTTGATATGAACTCATTTAAGTTTCAATACACAACATTCAGTTTAGATAGTTCTTCTATTGAATTGATTGAAAAGATTTTGTCGGAAAATAATGAATCATATGATCAAGGTACAACTGGATTTTTAAATCAAGAGAGTGATATTCGTCAATCAAAAATAAGATTCATTAAGCATTCAGAACTCTTTCAACTTGTTGGAAACTATATTCAGTTTGCTAACTCGGATTGTTACTGGAATTTAGATGTTGATTTTATTGAACCACTTCAAGATACTTTATATGAAGTTGGTGATTTTTATGATTGGCATATTGACGAATCTGATTGGGTTCCAAACAAAAGACCTGGTAATAGAATAAGAAAAATTAGTTTTATCATTCTCCTAAATGATGACTTTGAAGGTGGTGAACTTGAATTTCAGTTTGATGAAAAACGCTTGATTGATTTCAAAAAGGGAGATATAATAGTATTTCAATCAGACATTCCCCACCGAGTAAGACCAGTTACATCTGGTAAGAGAAGATCTTTAGTTGGGTGGGTTCAAGGTCCTGCGTACAAATGATTTTTATTAATGATGCCATTTGATGCCTACAAATGTTATCTGTCTTTGAAGAATCACTTCACCAAAGACAGTTATGATTATCACAAGTATTGTGGTAAAAGTCGTGCTACTGTTCAATCTTTTTACAAACGCAAAGATCGGTTCTGGTTTGAAAAAGTTGCACGAAACAAAAGCGATAAAGAAGTTGTTGATTTCTTTGTATCTAACTTCATCACCTGTACTGATCCAAGTAAACTTTGGATAGGAGAGATGATACGTGAAGGTGAAAGTAGATACTCTGAATGGAAGAAAAGAAATCAATCCCTATCTTATATCTTTAAAGAAGAAACTCAAAGTTTGTTTGAGAATAAAAAAGTAGATGATATTTTTGATTGCTCTAAGGGTCATCCACCTGTTCTAAAAAATTTCCTGAACGGGAATATTAGTATAGAAACACTAGTAATATATGATAAAATTTTCCTGTTCGGGAACAATTTTGATAAGCAATTAAAAGACCCTGTGTGGGAAACCGTCAGTATGAGAATGAAAAAATATTCTTCGTTTCTAAATATTGATGTACCACGTTATAAAACCATTTTGAAAGAAGTTGTATTGGGAGAAAAATGAGTTTCTTTAAATCTGAAGTTGTCCGTGCTGAGATGGCTGAAATTAGTGAGATGCAAGAAGAAGTTTATTCAAACGTCTTCAAGTTTCCCACGATGACAAAAGAGGATAAACTGAAACATGTTAAACTCCTAGAAAAACTTCTTGAGAAACAAAAAGTTCTTTATACTCGCTTGAGTTTATCAGATGATCCTGAAGCGATTGAAATGAAGGAAAGAGTCACACAATCTGCGTCTATGATGGGTCTCCCACCTAACGTTGATATGAATATTATTTTAAACAACATGTCCAAAATGCTTGAGGTGATGAAGGAACAGATTGACAAGACTGGTTCCGACCTGTAGAATAACAAGGTACACACAAGCCAAATCCAAACAATCCGAGGTAATCCTAATGTCTTTTGCTGACCTTAAAAAACAATCTTCTCTTGGTTCGCTGACTTCCAAACTGGTAAAGGAAGTAGAGAAGATGAGCACAACTTCTAGTGGCGCTGATGAGCGTCTCTGGAAACCCGAAATGGATAAAACTGGAAACGGTTTTGCAGTTATCCGTTTCCTCCCTGCGCCTGAAGGTGAAGAACTCCCCTGGGCAAAGATGTATACCCATGCTTTCCAAAGTAATGGTGGTTGGTATATTGAAAACTCTCTGACTACTCTTGGTCAGAAAGATCCCGTCTCTGAATACAACCGCGAACTGTGGAACAGCGGTGTTGATGCTGATAAAGAAACTGTTCGTAAGCAGAAGCGTAAACTGTCTTACTACAGCAACATCTATGTGGTGAAAGATCCTACCAATCCTCATAACGAAGGTAAAGTCTTCCTGTTCAAGTATGGTAAGAAGATCTTTGACAAGATCATGGAAGCGATGCAACCTGAGTTTGAAGATGAAACCCCCATCAATCCTTTTGATTTCTGGCAGGGTGCTAACTTCAAACTGAAGATCGTCAAGAAAGACGGTTATTGGAACTATGATAAGTCAGAGTTTGATCGTGTTGCTCCTCTTCTGGACGACGATGATGCTCTGGAAGCAGTTTGGAAAAAGCAGTATTCTCTTGCTGCTGTAACTGCTCCTGACCAGTTCAAGACTTATGAGCAACTGGAAGCACGTCTGAAGATGGTTCTTGGACAGAAAACTTCCCGTCCTCGTCTGGATGAAGAAGTTGAAGATGAAGATAATGATCGTGGTTCTTATACTCCCGACTTTACTTCACGTCGTTCTGAACCCGAACTTCCTGCAGTAAGTTCCTCCTCTTCTAATGATGAAGATGAAGACGATGCTCTGTCCTACTTCCAGCGTCTTGCTGAGGAATGAAGTATAACCAAATCTGCTTGACTCTTTTGGTCATAGCAGCATATGTAAATTTACTACTGAAATAGTCTAATATTTTCAGCAGTCTTCAAGGTTCCGCTCACATACTGAGTGGAACCTTCTCTATATGTCATCATATCTTCCATATCATCAAGAACTACATTTAGATATCTTGGTTTAAGGGTAAAGATATTTCTCTTCTCATTTTCTAGTTTTTCTTCATATTCATAGTTTGTGACAGTAATCGTTGGATTTCTTGTTACCAGAGTGTCGGTTAAGTAATCAAAATAAGTTATTGAATAATCTGATTCAACTTGAAGACCTGCTGGAACGATCACAACGTTTTCACTATTTTTTACTTCTTCAGTCTCATAATGATGAACACCATTATAGAGAGTATCATAATTACCATACTTTTCTAAGAGAAAAGCATCAAAGTCTGATTGGGACATTGGCCATTCAGACTGAACATTGATAATGTTGTTTGTGATCAGAATTACCCAGTCTAAGGTTGAATCACCATAAACTTCAAATGCAACGTTATCTGGTCTATCATTACCTTTGATTTCATACTTGGTAAAGAATGATAAGTTTTGGAAGATGTCTTCTCTTAAGACACCTCTCTTGAATAAATTCTTGACCTTAACATAATCAGATATTTTAGCATTTGGAAGTCTGCTAACGTATTCAAAATCTGGAAGTCTTTGAAAGTAGTTTGACATTTTTAGTAACCTATTCCTTCTAAACCTTCATAATCACTATTGAATACAGGTTCCAGTTCTTGGAATTGCATTTGAATCTCGTAAGAAACTAATACACCGTCATGGAATGTTGCATACTGACCTTCTGGTGTGTAGTTTACTGCAACACTTTGCAAAGCACATTCTTTGATCCTACCTATGTAGGGGTGATCATAGTTTTCACCTTTTGGTCTATGTATATATTGAATTCTAAAAGTATTTGGTGTTTTTAAAAATAAGTTTGACTCTGATTTAATCGGAGACATTCCTCTTTTAAAGAAATTTAAAATTCCGATAATTTGTTTTGCTTCAGTTGAACTTCTCGCAGACATTTTAAAAGAAAAAGTAAATGGTCTGAGAGATGGACCATTAAACAATAACTCCATATTTGGGTTAATTACAATACCTTCAGCTCTTGCTAATATTTTTGCACCCTCTCCACCCATCGCAGCTCCAGCAAACATTCCCCCAACTGCTTTTTTAGTGTCTCCTTCCGAAACGAATGCTGAAAGCGATTTTCCGAAATTTTCTGCTCCTGCACCAAGACCCTCTGTAATTGCAGTATATGCGCCAGCTGCCGCAGCTGCATCAAGAGCATTCATACTATTTTCTCCCCAAGATGCAGCATTTGTATCTGAGATGCCTGATGGAATTGGTAGAACAACACTACCAAGAATTTTTCTATCTTTGAAATCTGTGGAACTTCTTGAACTTCCTGCTCCTGCTGGAAGAAGTGCTCCAACTCCAGATGGTTTATATTCTAACATAGTAAATTTCACTACATCTTGTTTTGTTGAACCCAAATCCTCAGGATACGTGAAGTTACCAAAAGTTCTTGCTCTACCCTGTGCATCAACGGCTCCTCCTCCAATTGATCCCTGTAAAGCCGTTGATGCTCCTGTTCCTTCAGAAGCATTTCCTTTTGAAGAGTCAACCAACTTTGCTTTGTCCGCTGGTTTTGTTATTCCTGCCTTATCTAATGCTCTGGAAGCTTGAGCATCTGTGTTTTTATGAATTGCTCCGTTAGGATCTTGTAGTTCCTTTTGTAATCCAGCACCAGCAACTCCAGCCATGGTTGGATATTTTGGATCAGAAAAACTGTATGTTTTTCCACCATCTTTTGAAATTGCTGCTGGTTGCCAACTACCGTTTTTTTCAATATAAACTACAGTTTCTCCACCACTAATATTTCCTGCACCATCTTGCTTCACTGTTGTAACAGTTCTATGATATATTGGAGTTCCTCCAGTAGTTTCTGTTACTGGTTTAGTAGAACCTTGAGTTCCTGGAACAACCTTATCAACAGTTCTAGTAGTTCCACCGACTGGTGTTCTTGCCTGATCGCTACAAATTGCTCCTGCAGGACAAGTAAATGAAGCCATCTGATATACTACTAAACAAAATCCTTTATTTATTTAGACGGAACTTCCCATACTGTAAAGAAAGTAATTCGTCAAGTTCATTATATTTTACGACATGAAGTTTTCCTGCAACTTCTTCCCAAGTATATTGTCTTCCCTGTCTCCAATGGAAATTAATTGCTTTGAATCCCCATCGTTCTAATGAAGTGCAAGCAATCAAAGGATGTTGATCGTATTCAATATTAGGTGTTTTTGGATTGTATATAAAGGTATAAAACTTTCCTGGTTCTGGATATAAAACTTCTTCTGTAAATATGTCCATAATCAGCATCATAATTTCTTCTGGATCTTTGGTTCCAGATTCTTCAACCCTTCTAAGAAGTTCCTTCGTTCTTGCAGTTCCTGTTCCTACGTATTGTCCGAAACCTTCTGCCATTACTTGATACCCAGTTCTTCTTCGGTGATGATTTTAAACTCTATCAATCTATCATCGCAAAATTCTTTTGCTGCTCTCCACTTTGCTTTATTAACTTCATATGTGACACACTCATGAATATATGATTTTGTCACTCTTGATTTTTTCACAGGTGGTTTAGTTTGCTTCTTTGGCTTAACTTCAACAATATATGTTTTAACTTGTCCTGTGCTTTCCTTCACTTTGATAATAAAGTCTGGAAAATATCTATGAACACGATTGTCAACTGGTGAGATATATGGAATGGAAAACTCTTCACTTCCCCACTCAAGAATACTTTCATTCAGATCACACCAACGACAAAATTTTCTTTCCCAACTACTGCGACAAATGATATTATTTGGATTACCTTTATACTTTTTGGGAAAGGATGGGTAGTATTTGCTTTTAATACTTTCTGCCATACATAATATATAAGGTCAAAAAGTATTTATAAATGCCTTCTACAAAGAGCATAGCGCAAATTAAATCAGCTCTCTTACATCCAGCAACTACTTCTCATTTTGAAGTTACTATAGGTCTTCCTGGAAAATTGACCTCTGGTGGATATTTAAATGATAATGGTATAAACCTTGGGACTAATAATTTAGATAAATTAAATTTGCTGTGTTGTGAAGCAACGTTACCTGGATCTAATCTTGCTACTTTAGAACTTACAAACGATCATACTGGTGTTACTGAAAGACATGCGTATCGTAGAGTTTATGATGATAGAATTGATTTAACTTTTTACGTTGATGCTGAAAATTATTTGCCTATCAGAGTATTTGAAACATGGATGAAATTTATTGCACAAGAAGCAAGTGATACTGCACAAGCAGATAGGGGAAATATTACCTCAAGAGATGAGCAATATTTTTATAGATTTCAATATGTTGATGAGTATAAAGCAAATGGGTTATCCGTTATAAAATTTGAAAAAAGTAGTTATGGTGGTGCAAAGGGAAAACCTGGTGGAATATTAAAGTATGATTTTATAAAGTCATATCCAATTAGTATTTCATCTATGCCAGTTGCTTATGATTCTTCTTCATTACTTAAGTGTACTGTTTCTATGACTTACGTTAGATATCTTTTGAATAGAACTAATGATCCCCCAGCACCAGCTCAAAATCAATCAACTCTATCTACTCCACTAGAACAAGCAGCTTGGAACAATCCACCAAGTTACTTCTTGAATCCTCAGTTTGGAGTTGAGGGTCCTCAGGGAACCCCTCCAGTAGGAGTCGCTAATGACTTTTTGAATATTGGAAATTCCTCATTAGATCAATTTGGAGTTAGGGATCAATTGGGTAGAGGTGCTGAAGGAACTTTTGGAGCAAATATTTTGGCATAAAAAAAGAGGGTCCGAAGACCCTCAGTTTGGTGTAGGAAGTTCTACATTTGAATTTTGTAATACTGCAAAGAATATAATACTTGCAACATTAGCACCAATTATCAAAGATGGGATTAAGATGAGAGTGACTAAGAACGGTTTCACTTGTCTTTCTTGATTCCTTGTGACAAACCAATTGCACTTACAACACCAGTAAGACCATAGATTCCTCCCCACAGACCCAACCACAGGGAATTGTTACGATGGATCTGAGAAACTTCTGGAGCAACTTTGTGGTATTTGTATGCTGCATCATACTCTTGAACATACCAGACAAAGCAAGCACCAGTCGCTACCGTTGTTACTGACAGAGCGGAAGCAAGGTAGAAATTGAGAATTCCTTTCATGGGTTTGTTTGTTTACCTTCATATTATACAACGGATTATGGTCTGATGGATAGGTGGGTGGACACTTTGGATTCTGTCCATCCCCTATAAATAATCCTACTGAAACATTCTATAGGACATTATGCCTTTACCTAAGATTGCTACACCAACTTATGAACTTGAATTGCCATCAACAGGAGAGACAATTCAATATAGACCATTCCTGGTTAAGGAAGAAAAACTGCTTGTAATTGCTTTAGAGAGTGAAGACAATAAGCAAATTACAACCGCAATCAAAACTGTAATTAAGAATTGTATTCTTACAAAGAACATTAAAGTAGAATTACTTCCTACTTTTGATATTGAATTTTTGTTTCTCAACATTCGTGGTAAGTCTGTTGGAGAAGAATTAGATATTAATATCATTTGTCCTGATGATGGTGAAACAGAAGTTCCTGTGAAGATTAATCTTGATGATATCCAAGTTCAAAAGAGTGAAGAGCATTCAAATAGAATCAAAATTGATGACAAAATTATGATGGAAATGAAGTATCCATCGCTGGATCAATTTATTAAGAACAATTTTGACTTTGATAATAAGAATGCGATGGATCAATCGTTTGATTTGATTGGTTCTTGTATTGATAAGATCTATACAGAAGATGAAGTCTGGGCAACAGCAGATGTTTCTAAGAAAGAATTAAATGAATTCTTGGAGTCTATGAATTCTTCTCAGTTTAAAGATATTGAAAAATTCTTTGAAACGATGCCTAAACTTTCTCATACTATTAAGGTTACCAACCCAAACACACAAGTTGAAAGTGAAGTTGTTCTTGAGGGCTTAGCATCTTTTTTCGCGTAGCGATGGTCCATATGGACCTTGAGAATTATTTCCGTCTCAATTTTTCCTTGATGCAGTACCATAAATATTCTTTATGGGAGATTGAAAACTTGATACCGTGGGAAAGAGATATCTATGTTGCATTATTACAACAGCATCTTGAAGAAGAACAGTTAAAACAACAGCAGCAGATGAGTAATGCCCACTTCTAAGGAACTAAAAGATTTAGATTCACAACTTAAGAAGACAGTCATCTCTGCTGAAAGTTTTAAGAGAGGGAGTTCTTTTGATCTGTCAAAAAATTTCTCAAGTATTCATAAAAATATAGGAAGTCTTGCTGGACATACAAGGAAACTTGTTATTCGTGTTGGTGAAATAGAAAAAAAAGTTGATAATAATTCAAGAAAGATTACGAGTCTTAAAAATATATCAAAGACTCAAAGCGGAAGAATAAGTGGTACAAATATTGGTGCAAAGTTACCTGGCGGTACTACTTCTAATGTAGAAGAAAATATTGCTGCAATTGCAAAGTCAGTAAATTCTATTGCAGAAATATTTGCTGGAAGAAAAAAACTTGCTGATGATACTGCTGCTTATGAAAAAAGAAAAGCAGAGCAAGAGAAAAGGGGACTTGCTGAAAGTAAGTTAGAAAAAGTATTTAAAGGTATTGCTAAGACTGCAGAAAAAGTCATAGCACCTGTAAAAAGTCTTCTTGATAGAATACTGGATTTTATTGGAACTGTCATTCTTGGAAGGATAGTATATAAAATTATTGAATGGATGGGTGATCCTAAAAATCAGAGTAAAGTAAAATCAATAATACGTTTCTTTAGTGATTGGGGACCAACTCTATTATCACTTTATATTGTATTCGGAACTTCATTTGGTAAGTTTGCCAGGGGATTAATATCTCTCGTTATAAAAAGTACTGTTAGACTTGGCGCAGCAGTTGCTGGACTTGCGGTAAAGGCTGGTATTGGGAAAGCGGGTGGTAAGTTATCTAAGGTTGCTGGTTTTCTTGGTGGTAGAAAAGGAAAACTTCTTGCTGCTGGATTAGAGACTGCTATTACTGTTGGTGGCACGATGGCTTTAAGCAATACGCTTAAAGGTGATGGTGGAAGTCAACAAAAAGCACAAGGTCTTTCTGGTGGTGGATATGTAAGACCAAGATTCCGTGCGTTTAGTGGTGGTGGATTTAACTTCAAAGGTATGATGGGTGGCGCTGGAATGGGCGCTATGTTTGGACCACTTGGTATGCTTCTTGGTGGAGCTATGGGTGGTTCAAGTGGATTTGTAAGTGGTCCAGGTGGACCAAAAGATGATAAAATTCCCGCTATGCTTTCTGATGGTGAATTTGTCATGTCTGCTGGTGCTGTTCAAAAGTATGGTGTTGATACTTTTGAGCAGATGAATGCTGCTGGAGGTGGAACAAACCAACCAAAGATTGTTTCTGGAATTCCCCACGCTTATGGTGGTGGTTTATTTGGAAAAGATCCTGGTGAAGGTGGAGTTACAACTAATACACCATTTGTAAAGGATCCATTTGGTGCAATTAGTCGTTTTATAAAATTTAAATTTGGTGCTGATGTAGGTAAACAATCAACCTGGGGTGTACCTACTATTCCACAAAGAGGGCCTCAACCAAAGGTTTCAAGTGGATCTTTGATCACAGATCCTGTTGGTGCTGTTGCAAGAATTGCAAACAATATGGGAATAAGAACTCCTGATGTCCCTACATCTACCTCATCAAAACAACCATCATCGGGGTCTGGTAGTAATGTCTTTACCAGAGTTATGGATGCAGTTCGTAGTAAAACATCTGGTTCTGGAAAACCTGAAGCTAAGACTGGTGAAAAAGGATTCTTCCAAGAACTTCAAGAGAAACTTACTGGATCTGGCGCAGCAACTTATAGAGATGCTGGATCAATCTATGCAAAGCAAATGCTTGGTGGATTTGGTGGTCCTGTAAGTGAAAGAGATCTATCAAAAGAATCTCAAGCAGAACTTCAAAAAGCAATACAAAGAGCAAAGAAAAGAACTGGTTCTGAAATTTCAAAAGCAGAAGCAAAGATTAAAGAACTTCGCGCTCAAGGAGCAAAGGATGGAAATCCAGCACTTGAGACTCAGAAGAGTTTCTTAAAGAAATTAAAAGCAGGTGGCATCAGAGTTCAGTATGCTGATTATGCTGACGAAAAGGGTCAGATGAGCGAGTCTGCAAAGAACGCAAAAAATATTCTTGGTCAGTTTTGGGCTAACCAAAGAAGCAAAGAAGAAGGTGGTGGATATCGTATTGAAGATAAGTATGACTTTGATATGTTTAAGAAGAAGGATGAGAAGAGTGGTAAGATGCGTGATATGAATATGGGTGAACTACTTAAAGAAGGTGTTTTTGGAAAAGGAAAAACAGTTCAGCAAAGACTTCAAGCAGCATATTTGTTAAATCCTTTTAGAGGAAAAGGTGATGTTGATATGGTTCTTGGTGGTAAGAGAACTGCGTCAGAGTCTTTAGGTTTGTCTGCGAGTAAAACTTTATTGGGTGGAATGCTTGGGATATCTGGTAATCCCCAAGCAAAACAAGCTCAATTAGCAAAAAGACAACCAAGTAGAGGAAGAGGTGCAAGACCAGTTAAACCTCCAGCAAAACCAGCAGCAAAAGTTGTTTATGGTCCTCCAGTTCCAAAACCAAAAAATAAAAGAGGTGGTGGCACAACCAAAACAAAAACACCGAACTTTGGTGCAACTTGTCCTAAGAATGGCAACCAAAAGAAAAAAGTTCTTGGTATATTCTAGGAGATAAAGTAAATGGCAATTACTTCAGATAAACTTCTAAACAGAACAACAAAAAATATTGACCAGAAAATAATATCTTCTGGTGGTTCTTCTAATGTAGTTCTCACAAAGAAGTCTGTTAAGGATATTGCTTCTATTAAAGTAAATGTAATCAAGATTGAAAGTATCTTAAAAGGAACTCTTGCTGCAGAAAAGAAATCTCTTGATACAAAGAAAAGACAAGAGAGTGGAAAGAGAAGAGAAAAACAAGAAGAAAAGTTAGAGACAAAACCACAGGCAGAAAAAGGACCAATCAAGATGCCAAAAGTCCCACGAATGGGATTTCTTGATTGGATTAAAAACTTTATTGGTAATGTAATTCTTGGATATTTTGCTGTGAGACTGGTAGATTTTTTACCAAAGATAAAACCAATATTAAAGTTTCTTGGGTCTGCTGCGGACTTCGTTATTGATGTTGGCGGTAAACTTTTAGATGGTCTTGTAACCTTTATTGACTGGGGATACAAAGCGATTGACTTCACCCGTGGTATGATGAAGACTATTGGTGGTGAAAACTTCGCCAAAGTCTTTGATGGGTTTACTGGTGCTGTTGGAACACTTGTAGAGACTGCCATTATTGCTGCTACGGTTCTTGCAACTCAAGGTGATGATGGTGTTCTTGATATTGGTATGGATATGCTGAAGGACCGATTGCTTGGTCAAGGTGTGAAACAGGCAGGTAAGCAAGTTGCCACTCAAGCAGCAGGACAAGTTGGAAGAACTGCTGGACTGGGTGTTGGCACAGCAGCCGCTATTATTTCTGGTGCTGGATTACTGGCATCCGCTTTGGGTGAGGGTGCTTTCCAACTCCGTGGTGTTATAGAGAAACCTATTAAAGGAACTCAAAAGGAGTTTGAAAAGTATAGTTGGTTAGATCCTAGAAAGTACTTGGCAGGTGCTGCTAACTTGGGATTTAGGTTGTTGCTGGAACCGTTCATGGCTTTGGGCACTATGCTTGACATTCTTGGAGCTCCGTTTAGATATGCAATAGAACTTATCCGTTATCCTTTCCTAAGTGAAGAGGATAAGATAAAGCAAGCAAAAAATCTTGCTAAATTTGATGCAAGAATCCGTGAAGATTTTAGGAAAGGATTAAATAGACTCACCTTAGGTTTTGCATTCAAAGAAAAGGGATCTTTCGGAAACATTTATGGAAACAAAGGTGCTCAAAAAGAAATGATGGGCAAGATGGCTGGTGGCGGAATAACAAGAGGTGGAAAGAGAGTAACTGGAGCAAGGAGAACTGTAAGTAAAGGTTCAAAAGGAAAGTATAAGAGAGTAGTTTCTAGAAAACCTGGAGAGGTTGAAATCAAACCAGGTGCTGATGTTGGTGGAGAGGAAAAATTATTTGGATTATTTCCTAAACCAAAACTACCAGACTTCTTAAACCCATTTAAAACTATTGAAAATACTGGTAAAGAACTTGGTAAGAGTGATTATTTTGGACCTATTCTTGCAATTACCTCTAAGATATTATTAGGACAAAAACCAAACCAAAAAGATTATGAAAATGTTGGTCTTGGTATAAACCTTTTGGTTTCTAAAGGTATACAAGATGGTCAATTGAAAGGTGGTGTCGCTGCAGCATTCGCTGAGGGTGGTTTCGTTGATCCGGAAACATTAAATGCTGTCAATAGTGGTGGTGATATTAGTGACTGGGTTGCAACATCATTTAAAGATGCTACTGAATCTAATGCACAAAAAACTCTTAGGCAAATACAGGAAAATTTGAGATTGAAAAAAGAAGGTGATGGTGAAACTGGAAAATCTACAACTGATGAAAGTATGCCAGAGGGAACTGGAGCACTTGTAGGTAATACAAATGCTGAAAAAGTTTTTAACTTCTTAAAGGGTGCTGGTTTTACTGAGCAAGCAGCTGCTGGTGTTATTGGTAATTTGATGCAGGAGTCTGGAGTAAATCCAAAATCAAAACAACTTGGTGGTGGTCCTGGTAGAGGTATTATGCAATGGGGAACTGGACCAGGAAGTGGTGGTAGATGGGATGCATTAGTTGCTTGGGCATCTTCTTCTGGAAAAGATCCTTGGTCTCTTGATACTCAAGTTGAATGGATGATGAAAGAGATGAGATCTTATGGAACTTATAATAGATTGAAAGGAGTTACTGATGTAAAGAAAGCTGTTGTGATCTTTGAAAGTGAAATGGAAAAGGCTGGAGTTCCAAATTATCCAAGAAGATATCAGTATGCTGCAGATGCTTTAGCAAGTTTTGGTGGCGGTAAAGCTGGTGGTATGAAGGATGCTGGTGAAGGTGGTGTAGTTGGTGGAGGAGGAAACTTTGTTCAAGGTAACTCTGGATCTTCATATGGTGTACACTTCCATATAGGACCAGGTAATCAAACAAAAGGAAATATATTACAACCACAATATAATGCTGATGCAAGAGCAAGTGCTTTGAAAGCATTTATGCAATTTGTTGGACAAAGAAGTATCTACCTTGGTAGAAGTGGTGTTTCAGTTCCTAAAGGTAAAAAAATAAGTTCAGCAGAAGCATCAAAACTTATTGCTGCTGAACAAAGAGCGCACTCTGCATCTGGTTCTCAAGGTGGAATTGATATGCAGGTTGATTTTGAATCAAAGGTTGGTTTTCCCTTAAAGACATTTGGATTAAAATATAGACCAAATGGATTTGGTGTAAGTGCAGATATTTCTGGATCAAATTCGTTTGTTGCTCATGGTAGATATGATGAGAAAGGAAAAGTTGCTCCTCAAGAAGGATTGAGAATTTATGGTGATGGTGGTATTACTCCAAATTATCCTCACTTAGCGATACTTGGTGATAAAAATCAAAGTGAAATTGTTATTGACGGTGATAGTGCAGGCCCTGCAAAGAACATGCTTCTTGCTATTAATCAAGCAAAGGGATATAAAGGAGTGATGCAAGCAATTCAACAGTATGCTCCATATGATGCATTAGCACCTCAGACAATTGTTATGGAATCTCCAGATACTTCCATGGATGATGATTATGAAGATTCTGGATCTTCTGGACTTTCTATGGCATTTGCTGGTGGTGGAAATGATGATCCGTTTGATACCTTGTATCAAGGTGGGTAAATAGAAATACGAGGTAATATCAAATGTCAAATCCAATCATATCCAAATCTGCTGAAGCTTCTAATATTAAGCAACTTGATATTATATCAAATAAAGATGGTAAGAAAGTAAGCGTTGTTAATGGTACAGTAGGTCTTTTGTATTATGAAAGTATTTTACAGGATTCTGTAAGAGCAACTCTTACTTTTGCAGACGCTGGAAATGCAATTAATAATAAAACTGCTTTGGATGGTCTTCCTATCGTTGGTCAAGAAAAAGTAGAGGTTAAATTTACAGATAATAATGATGTTGAAATAAAGATACCTTTGTATGTGAATAAAGTTACACCGATGACTGACGACACTACAAAGTCTATCGTTCAACTTGATCTAACTTCTAAAGAGTTTATAATGAATGAAAAGGTAAGATTGAATAAAAGATTTGATGGAAAGATATCTGATCACATACAAAAAATATTGACAGATCCAAATTATCTTGGAACAAAAAAGAAAGTGGACGTTGAAGAGACATCAAACAACTATAATTTTATTGGTAACAATCGCAAACCATATTATGCGATGAATTGGTTATCCAAGAAAGCAGTATCAGCAAAGAATCAAAAGCAAGGTGATAGTGCTGGATACTTTTTTTATGAAACATCAGAAGGATTTTTCTTCAAGTCTATTGATGGATTACTCGCGCAAGAGAAAAAGAAATCTATCATTTACAACCAATCACCAGACTCAAGAGGAGAAAGCCTTCCATCTGGTTATGATGTAAAAGCACTTGATTATGTAAAGGATAATGCTGTAGACGTTCAAGATAAACTTCAGATGGGAGCATTCTCTACTAGAACAGTTCTCTTTGATCCATTTAACTGTTACTATGAAGTCATTACTCCAAATGCAAAGGAGAAAGAAAAGTCATTAAAACTTGGTGGAAAAGAATTACCCGTTTTGAACAAAGAGTTCAATCGTGAAGGAAATAACAAAGAGTTTTCTAGAACACAATACATGCTTCTTGATAAAGGAACTCTACCTACTGGTGGAGGAACTGGTAAGGGTCAGGAGCAAATTACCAAATCAAAGGATGAAAACTTTCTTCCTAAAGATATTTTGAATCAAGCAATTATGAGATATGGTCAGTTGTTTTCTCAGAAATCAACGATTACAATTGCTGGAGACTTTTCATTACATGCGGGTGATGTTATATTCTTAGACGCACCTGAATTGAAAACCGAAACTAAAAATGATGAAGTAAACAAGGAAAGTGGAGGTCTATATATTATAGCAGATTTATGTCACTACATTTCTCCTAAAGAAACATATACAAAGTTGAATCTTGTAAGAGATTCTTTTGGAAGAAAAGGAAATCACACATCAGGTAGTATTCCATTATGAAAGACAGAAGCATACAACAACACATTAACGACGACAAAGATCTTCTGGACAACTCAACACTTTCTCCGCAGATGAGAAGACATGTTGAAGACGAACTAGATCATCTTGAGAAGTATCAAGCAAATCACCCTGACGAAGAGCATGATCCAACTGCATTTGAAATGTATTGTGATGAACATCCTGACGCATCAGAATGCAAAATTTATGAAGATTGATAACTGATGGAAGGAGGATCTTTATTTAATCCAGGTTTCTTAGGTGGTAGTTTTCTCTGGTGGATTGGTCAGATTGCTGATGATTCCACCTGGAGAGATAACATTCTGCCTGGAAAATTTGAAAGTAAAGATTCTATTCCTGGTTGGGGTAGAAGATATAAGGTAAGAATTATTGGTCTCCATGATAAAGAAGAGGAGACTATTTCATCAGATCAACTTCCATGGGCTCAGGTAATGTATCCTGTGACTGGTGGTGGAGGTCAAACAAATGCAGGAGCAACACCAAATCTAAGACAAGGTAATTTTGTTTTTGGATTCTTCCTTGATGGTCAGGATCAACAAGTTCCTGTTATCATGGGAGTGCTTGGTAATAATGCACAAACAGCACTCAAGACAAAGATTGGAGTTAATGATTCCAATTTTGCTGCGACAAGTGGATATGCTCAAGGTAAGGAATCAAAAGGAAGTGCTCAAGAAAAGGTTCCTGATGAGGGTCTTGTAACCACCAAACCAAAAGGTCAGCAAGCATCTCAACAAACTGCTACTCCTCCTCCGGGAGTTAAACTAAATCAGTTTGGACTGAGACCTGATATTCCTCTTACTAAAGAGCAGTTAACAGTTGCACAGCAAGCAAGACAGACTGCAAGAGATAAAGGTTTACCTCCAGAACAGGTTGAAGCAGCAGCACAGCAAGCAGTTGCAGATCTGATTAAGAGTGATAAGCAGCAGTCAAACTCTAAAGATGCTCCAGCTAAACCAGGAGCAACGAAAGAAAACGTTGATGCTGTTCATGAGCAGAGTATAAGTGATGTAAAACGTGAAGATAAAATGCAAGAGAAAATCTCTATGCTTAAACCATGTGATATTGTTGAATCTGCCATGAAAGGGATTCAAACCGAGATTGAGAATGTGACAAGAAAAATTGAAAAGTATATAAAAGCAATCAATAGTTATATTGATGCAGCATCAAACACTATCTCTAGTTTGCAAAAAGTTATTGCTGATGCTGCATGTATAATTGCAAAATATATGAAAATACTTTTTGATAAGATTATGGAATATGTTTTGAAATTATTAAACAAACAACTTACCAAAATTGTATCTGCGATGCCATCAAGCATGAGACAAATGTTTGCTGATATCAAAGAGATTTTAATGGAATTAATCTTGTGTCTTTATAACAAAATTACGAATGGTCTTTGCGGATTAATTCAAGGTCTCTTAGATAAAGCTCTCAAACCAAAAGAACTTGAAGCGGCTGCAAGAGCAAAGCAGTTTGATGATAAAGTTACTGTTCCCAAAGTACCGGTATGCGCTGCTGAAGATTTAGTTGGTCAAGCAATCGCAGCAAGTAAAGGACAAATTGATGATGCAAATAATGCTATCCTAGATAACCTAAATGCATTCCTTGATGATATCCAAGGAGAACTTGCAGGAGTAAGTGGCGCATTATCTGATATTACTTCTCTGATTGGTGGTATTAGTGGAGCACTTACTGCTGCTTTTGCTTTTGAAAATCTTAAGTTAAATGTTTTTGGTTGCGAACTAGCACCTAACTGTGCAGTTTCAGATTACTATACATTCTCTCGTGGTGGATCATCTGCGGCAACTAAAGATCAACCAAGTACTAAAGGTGTTGCTGATGTTGCTGCTAAACCAACAGATGCAACTGCTCCAGCAGAAACTCCATACGTAGGTCCAACAAAAGATACGAAGGACTTAAAAGTTGGAGAATCTAATGCAGAAACTAGAGCAGCAGCTTCTGAAGAAAGTGCTCTGACACTTTTCTAATAAATATGATTATGGCAAGCAAGACGGAAAAAATATAAAGCATGTCATTTAATATTTTTGACTTTCCTAGAAACTCTGATATAACTGTAGGTTACGTTGATCCATCTTTGGGATATGTAACTGGTGTGTCAATTTGTGATGCAAACGAATATGCTAGAAAAAATCCAGGAACAACATTTGTTTTTGAGACAAGAGATGGAATTAGATATCTAAACATTAATGGAGTTAATCAACTAACACCTAAAGATCTTGCTTCATCTGCTGATACTTGCACAGGAATTCAAGTAGAAGGTGAAGCAGATCCACCTTCTTCAATATTTTTGGGCGGCGGTGGTGTTGGTGCTGCAGGAAATCCAGTATTTGGTAAAGATGGATCTTTACTTGCTGTTGACTTAATTTCTGGTGGATTTGGGTATCAATATCCACCACTAGTTGAAGTTAGAGATGAAACTGGATTGGGAGTTGGTGCTGTTACTCGCGCAATTCTTGTAGGAGATCCAGATTATTCTGATTGTAAATTTGTTGATACCTTTGAAGTTTTTGATCAGGAAGATGACTTTGAAGAATATCTGATTTGTGATCCTACAGACGCTGGATTTGGTATACGATACGATGCTGAAGGAAAACCGATAGGATCTTGGAATCCAAGTTTATATGCAAATCTTTCTAAAGATCCAATCGCAAGAGAGATTCAAAAGTATCAAGACTTCTTACAACAACTGAGCACTCCTTGGTGGACTACTAGAAAAGAAAATCCATTAAGAGTTACGTCTGGAAGTAGAACTACAAGAATTAAACATGATGTTCAACACCCTAATGCTAGGGGTATAAAGAGCATGATCGGTTTTGATTATTCGGCTGGAACTGCTGATGCTCAAGGTCGTGGTGGTGACAAGTATTTTGGATATGGTGTTGATTATCCAAATGCAAAAGCAATAGGTTTCCTTGACTCTGATATTAGATATTATTTGGAAAATGATTTTAAAGGTCTTATTGGACCTAAGATGCAAGAACTACTTAATGATCCAAATTGGGGCAAACTTCCTGAAAGAGGAGGTGGTTGGAGTGATTTTATGAATAGTTATGCTATTTCACCAGTTCCTCCATCAAATGCTCCCGGTAGTGATTTTGCTGGACAAGAATTTACTATGGAATGGGAAGAAAATTTCCCATATGATGGTGAATATGTTTTTCGTGCTCAAGCAGACAATATTGGAAGATATTATCTGGATAATGAAAAGTTAATAGAAACAGTTCAATTTAGACAAGATCAGACTCCAAAGGTTGTCAAGAAAAATGTAAAGGCAGGAGTTCATCGTATTAGGATTGACATTTATAATAAACCTCAATATGAAAAGGTTGTAAAAAATACAACACCTCCACCCCCATCTCCACAGTCAACATCTACGACCAGAGAAGAGTGGGTTAAAGTTGATGATGTTTATGTTCCTCCAGTTTCTGGGAGAGGTGGAACATCAATACCTAAAAATGCATCATTCCACAAATATAACGAAGGAACTTATTATAAAGGTAAGAGAATAAGATCTGGTGGAGATTGGAATGATACTAATCCAAACAATAATTACATTGAGTGGGACAGTAATACTAGACTTACCTTAGGTAAGTATCATGGATCTAGATTTGGTATTGCTGTTTGGAATAAAAAAACAATTACGGAAACCCAAGCTGCTCCACCACCACCTCCAGCACAAACAACCAGAAATAATTCAAAGTCAAGCACTACGTCAACAGAATCACAAGTAAGAAAAATATTCAACACGGTTGATTATATTGGAAAAGCAGACAGAAAACTTTGGAGACTTGATCCTAGGGCAGGTAGAGACGCTGGGTTCATAAACCAGTATGGTGTTCTTCCTTTTAATCCCAATTCTGACAGAGCACAGTCGGATGATTTTTCTGGAACTCATGTTATTCGTTGGGAGTATGTTGATTTTCCTGTGGATGGAAACTATAATATTGAAATCATGGTGGATGATAATGTCACTCTTTATATTGGAAATAGAGATGGTGGTGGAGCAAAGGCAATTGGAAATGGTTTGAGATCTGTAGATCAAGGTGGTGATGAAGTTATTATTAGGAAGGTTGGATATAGTTCTCCTGGTAGAAGCACTGGTAAGAGTTTAGAAACCAGATTCTTCAAAGCAGGAAAGTATAGAATTCGTGCTGAACTTGAACAAATTAAGGGAAGACCTCTTTCAGGTGGTAATCCCATGGCTCTTGCTATTAATATTGAATCTAGTATTATTGAAGAGAGTGTTGTATCTGCAAGATCTTGGAATCAAAATCCAATGGGTGCTTCATTAACAATTGATGCACCTCTGCCACCCATTCCACAGGAACCAATTCCTCAGCAAGAAGGTCGTTGTCCCAACAATCCAATTTGGACCACTAGATTCCCTGGTGGAAAAGAAAAATGGTGGCCAGTTAAGTTTCAAAATGCTCCTGGATTGCCATCATGGAGTAGATTCATGAATCGTTATGCTATTTCTCCCATTCCCCCTCTTTCAAAACCAGGATCAGATGGTGGTGGGATTGTTTATAGAAATGAGTGGAATGTTGATATTCCTTATGATGGATTCTATGCATTCAAATCAACTGTAGATAATGCAGGTAGAATCTTGATTGATGGTAAACCCATTATGCAAGCGAACTATATACCAACAACCCTAGAAAACACTAGGGGTGGTAGTGGTAGTGAAAGAAGAAGTGGAATTTCTGCTATCGGTAGTGACGGAATCATATACAACTGGAGAGAAAATAATCCAAGAGCTAAGAAGATTTTCTTAAGCAAGGGATTGCATAAAATTGAGATTGAAGTTGAGAACGGAAAAACAAATACTTATGAAAAGATTAATAAGAAAATTTTTAGCACAAAAGATTGGTTGAGTCCATCCAATAACAACAATGGAATTAAAAGTATGGTAGGATTTGATTATTCACCAGGCAGTGCTGACGCACAAGGTCGTGGTGGTAATCAGTATTTTGGTTATGGAGTTGATTATCCAAATGCAAAAGCGCAAGGATTTTCTGACGCAGATATAAGATATTATCTTGAAAATGATTTTCCTGGTCTTATTGGAGAAGACATGAAAGCAAGACTTCAAGATCCTAATTGGGGGAAAATTCCTACAAAAAATGTTTCTGGAATTGTCTATGAAGGTCCAACTCCAATTGCAAATTATAGAGGAGATTTTATTTCTCCAGTTTTTCAAAATGTAAATGCAAAACCAAATGAGGAAATTCAGGGAAAAACTTGGATATTCCGTTGGAGTAACGTTGATTTCCCAGTTGATGGACAATACACTCTTGAGTCTGAAGCAGACGATCAACTAATTGTCAGAATTGATGGTAATGAAGTTGGTGTATCAAAGGTATTTGAAGGTAGAAGAAAGACAACTTTTAATGCAACTAAAGGAAAAAGAACAGTTGAGTTGGAATTATCAAACATTCGTATACCTGATACTGGATTTGAACAGAACCCTACTGTTGGATTTGCTCAGATTACTGTACCTGTTGATGTTGCCACTGGAGTTGGACAACCATGGTCAACAAACCCTGTTGGTAT